CCAGCGGCTCCAAAAACTTCCTTACTATAACCACCCTTTTTCCAAAGCTTTATTTCTTTATTATACATGTCATAAAACTCTGTTCTACCCTGAGATTCGTTATAATCCCTCATCTCCTCTAATTTTTCTATACGTTTCTTTGTATCAACAATGCTCTCTGAACGGTCAACAATAGCTTTAAGATATTTACCTGCGTCTTTTGAGAACAATTTATGGACGTACATTTCATTAGATTTTATCTCTTCAGCATTTAATGGTCTAATCTCTAAATCATCCTCTGGAGTAGAGTTCATAAGTTCTAAAAGCTCAAACATCTCAGGATTTAGTTCCTTAAACGCTCTAGTCTCTTTAAAATAAGCACGATAGCACTCAGACCAAAACTCATTAGGATTTCTTGATGAATATTTAGTAGTGAAACCTGTATTTTCTAATAGAGCTTCACTATCTAATTCTCTTCTCCTTACAAGCACCCTATTAGAATCTAATTTTCTCATAGCATTATCATATTCTTGTTCGACCTTTGCCCAAATCCAAGGTCGAACCTCATGATTAGATTCCAAAACCTTATGACCTAATTCATGAATAATAGTACCCATAAAATCTTCTTTAGCATCTGATGCGGATATTGATTTTGACCAGCGTTCATAATAATCAAGTTTTGCTAATAAACCCCCACAATTATTGATACTCATGTCACCATTATCTAAACTGACTGCACCAGCAACCTCATCCCCATACTCCAAAGCATCCCCAGCTTTAGTAATGGTATATTTAAGGATTATCTTTCCAATATCTAATTTATCAATTTGCCATTTAGGTATAGTTCTTTCTCCATTAACAAATGGGTTAGGTTTACCAATACCATCTAATGCCTCTAAGAAAATTTCAGTGACCCTATTAAGTGCCTCTTTATTTTTCCCAAATCCTTTATAAGAAACATTAGGTAGTAATTTATCACTAATCTCATTAGCCGTATAAACATTTTGAGTACCCAGAGATGCTTCATCCTCATCTACTGGAACATCAGCATCTTCTGGTCTTACCCACCTACCCGGTTTTTCCCAAGTACCAGTTTTCGGTACAAGACCTTTCCCTTTAGCGGAAGCAATAGCTTCAGCAGTGACAGCTTTAAGTAACCAAACAGCTAAATCATCAAAACTTTTGCTTACATAATCATCTTCTGAATCATCTGAGGAATCAATTTCTTCTGCTCCTAACCATTCATTAAGCAAGGATAAAGAAACATTCTCTGGAGTGGAAGTTAAAACTTTCGCCCAATTCTTTTTACCTATAGTCTTTTTATTGTCCTTACTTGAACCAAATGTTCTAGTAAAAGTATTAGTGCCTTCTGATGTATGGGCTGTACCAGAAAAACCACCGTCTCCACCATCTTGTTTTTGAAGCCATTGGTCTGAGGATTTTATTAAGGGGTTATTTAAAGTATCCATAAGGGAGTGAAGCTGAATATTGTTTTTCTTTACATCACCAGCATTAACTTCAAGGACATATTTAGAGGGTCGCAAAGAAACTAAACGCTCATTATTAGGTTGAGCATTTTCAATAATCCATTTAACTCGCTTATCAGCCCCAATGAAAATAATATCCAGAGGAATTTTCATATTCCTCATATGGAAAATACGATTCATTTCATCAGGAAAAGTAAAAAGCATCCCATGATTAGATGAAAGATGCGTTCTAAAAGACAAACCAAGACTATGGAGATGAGGAGTGTTCGCTACTTCAACTCTATAATTAGTTTGGTTAATCCTAATATTGTGCAGTTGTGGCATAAGCCGTTCTCAAAATAACTTAAAACACTACTCAACTTTACTCTCTGGTTCTGGATAACCCTTAGACTGCCACTCTTGCAACTCTCGTTGAATTTCAACCAAAGTTGTACCTTTACTCATATAAAATGTGGAATAATAATTTACAGTTACAATTAACGATACAGGTTCATCATTTTCCCAAACAACATTAAATAATGACCTGTGAAAAGTGTTTTCTATCCATTGTTTCGCTTCAAAAGGTAGCAAAGAAGTGTCACTGCCGTTAGATATCGTAGAGTTCGTTGTCATCTATATCCTCACCTTCTTCGGGGGCATACATGGATGTTTCTACCTTACTCTTACGATTTGCTGATAAATTATGTTTAATATTTTCATCATGTGGTGGATGACCATCATGTGTATGTAAATATTTTTCAATATGCATTAAACTACCGTTTATAAATGTAGCTTCGTAATCATCATCTGCACTATTAAAAATGACTGTTTTCCCATCTTCACTTACCTGTTTAATTATCGGAGCAAAATACCCTTTATTTAAAATTTGTTCATGCCACGTTCCAGTAGATTTTCTCATTAATTGTAATCCAAGAGAATCTAGCGTTGGTGTAGAAGGAATATCTCCCTCACCACCTTGTTCTTGACCACCACCCATTTCTGGAGGCATTTCACCACCGCCCATCATTCCACCCATCATTCCACCCATTCCACCCATTTGGTCGGGTGGTTTAGCTTCTCCCGAAACTAAGAAATCAATATCATCAACACTAACTCCAGATGAACGAGATTTAACATCAAATCCCATCTGGAAAAGCATATTAGCAACACTAACCCTTTGTTGAGCAAATGAAATTTTAGTTGCTTCAGCTTTCTCTTCTGGTGACGGAAGCTCAAATACCCAATCAGTAATACCAAAAGCTTCCAAAATATTAGGGAACACTTTTTCTTCCAACAACCGTTGGTCATGTTCAACAACACGAGACATAACTGCTAATTGCTGTGTATTAGAACTTAATCCACCAAATGCCTCTGGTGCGCCCTGCCATGCAGGAGTTACACCCCATAGACTAGAAATTCTTTCTCGTATTTCATTACGAACAGGAAGATAGTCCATCTCCTGTAACGTATGGAATAAGCGTACCATTTCAACTCTACCACGACTCTGGCGAGTGGAAACAGCTACCATTGGTATATAGTTAGGGTCTTGCCTCATCCGTGATGCTATATGCTCTCTTTCACGTCTCATTGATTCGGGGTCATCAGTAAATACCATTATCATAGATGCTGGCATATTACGTTCCCAAAAATATCTATACAAATTCTTATCCATACCAACCAAGGTTAATGCCTTGTCTAGTATGGTCATTATTGGACTCCAACCATACAATTCATCAGTATAGAATTTTCTACAAGCAATAACTTCAGAATCTAGAAGATAAGTTAAATTCTTACCTTCAACTGCCATATTAGATTGTGTTGAATTAGCTGAACCACCATAACGATACATCTTATACATAGCTGGAACTAATGTTCTACCACAATCAGGGCAGTCACCAGATTCAGTATGCACATCCAGTCTATGAATCTGACAAAGCCAATGAGAATTTTTAGGAAGTCCATTAGTATCTAAATCATATTCAATTAATGATGGATGTATTCTACGTATTTCAAGTGGTTTAGAACGAACCCCTGATGGGCCATCTTCAATATATTCTTTAGATATGTACAACCAACCAATATCAATAGCGTTTACATCAAACCAAAACTGTCTTAAAACTTCTTCAAGAGATTGGTCAAAGATATTGGAATCAGCCTTAAATTTTTCAAGATTAGTTCTTTGAGTAAAATCAGGCTCCCTAAGTTCACCCCTACATGTAGAACAAACCTGTAAATAATCTTGAAACTCTACTTGGCAAGCTTCACATTTTGCAGCAAACTTAGGCTTCCACTGAATACCCCTGCGAAATACCTCACCAATAATATGATTAATTGGCGCACGTATTTCTTCTACAGTCATTGCAATGGTGAACAAATCTTGAACAAGATTCATTCGATAAGCCATCTGTTGTCTAACCCATTGATTTACTACATGGTCTAGACCTAGAGAGGGAACACGATATTTTTCTGGACTTCCATCAGAAGAAGACTTCATCAAATCAACAATATTTGATAAATCAGTCAACTTCTGCTGATATTGCAAAACTCCCGGTAATTCGGGTAAAATTTCCGTAATTTTCATACGTTTGCCTTAATCGTTATTAGTTTCTTGACTCAACTGTGAATTACCCCCTAAGAGTAAAACGGCTTTTGTTAAATCTTCATTTAGTGTCCCTAAACTACTTAACTTCAATAATGTATCTAATTTTTTATTAGCGAGTTGAAATCCTTCTGAACCATCAGGGTCTAGAAAATTTGGCTCTCTTAAATGGTTTTTAAGGTTAGCTAATTCCTCACAAACAGCGTCATAAGCTTCTGCTGAAATAGAAAAATCACCAGACTCTTCCATTTTTTGCATCATACCCAATCTTTTAGACTCATTAATTAACTCTAGAAACTCACCCTCTGTTAAGATTTTAATTGCTGGATGTTCATCAGGAATATCATCCTCAAGATTCACACCCTCTAACTCTTTATGCCAAAGGTCTACAATTCTCCAAGTACCTTTATCATCTCTAGAACAAATATACTGTTTTTCAAATTGACGCAATGAACTTCCTAACATAACTTAACCTTCCTCTTTTCTTTACTACAGTAGATAAGATTTTACCATATAGTAAAAAAACTAGCTACACTTAGACCAACCACATGAATTACAAGTAACACAACCCTCAGAAAATACAGTTGAATTACCGCATTCTGGACATGTACTACCAAAACCTAATTTACTATTAGAAGAATTCGCCATACCATCATGACCCTCAATAAAATGAGTTTTTAATCCTAACGCAATAGCATCAGGAACAGAATGAACCTGAGTTCCCTCACTCCATACAGGACAACAAACAATACCATTTAATTGTTGATGTATTGTTTCTGGCATAATATTATTTCTCAAACATAAAGAAACAAGTCTTGAAATAGCCTCTAAATAAGCTGAATCACATTGACCAGATTTTCCTATTTGAGAAAATACTTCAAAAGGTACGCCATTATTAGAATTTAATGTCATAAATAATTTTCCATGACCAGTAGTAATTCTAGACGTTACACCTTCTACAGCATCAGGTCTAACCAATACTGCACTACTACTAGTAGAACTACTGGTAGAATCACTAGTAGAAGAAACCAAAACCTCTCGTTCTCTACTACCAGCACGATAAACAGTAATTCCTTTACACTCTAAATCACCAGCCATCATATAAGCATCCCAAACATCTTGCTCTGTAGCACTATTTGGGAGATTAATAGTTTTACTCACGCCCGAATCAATATAGTTTTGCCACATTGCTTGAATTCGGATATGCCATTGATAATCAATATCTCCAGCCGTAACAAATAAACTTCTTTCATGAGCATCAGATAATAAATCTTTAACATCATGACCCTCAGAAATATATTTCTCTAAACTATTACCATTATTATCAAATAAATGAGAAACCTTATTCTTCAATCCTTCATGGATATAGTACAGTTCTACTCCCTCAAGAGCAGCCGACATATTATGTTTCTTAAATGCCAAATCAAATAGTGGCTCAATACCAGAAGAACAATTCGCAATCATGGAAATAGTTCCAGTAGGTGCAATAGACCTACGCCATGCGTTTCGCATATTTTTCCAAGACCCACCATTTTTAACATTTAAAGGGCTTTCATTAAATGCAGGAAAATCTCCCTTCTCTGCCCCTAAAAGACATGATGCCTTATCAGATTCCTCTTCTAATATAGACCCTAATTGCATAGCCCAATCAACTGATTCCTCACTATCATAAGAAACACCTAACTTAACTAGCATATCAGCGAATCCCATAACACCCAAACCAATTTTTCGGGTTTTCTTATTCATCTCAGAAGTATCTTTAGTGGGATGAATATTTACATCTATTACATTATCTAAAAACCTAGTAGCTAAACTAATAACTTCTCTATAATGTTCAAAATCAAACCATGACCCATCCTCACCTGTCATAACAAGCTTGGAAACATCAATGCTACCAAGATTACATGATTCAGACGATAATAGTGGTTGTTCTCCACATGGATTAGTAGCTTTAATAGTTCCTAATGCTGGAGTAGTGTTATCAGCATTCATTCGGTCAAGCCAAACCATACCCGGCTCACCATTCAACCATGCTCCATGAATAATCTTAGAGAATAATTCTCTAGCACGAATTAATTTTCCTTCAACTCTACCGCACGTATCCCAATCCATAGCCTGACCCATGCCAGTTTCAGAGTCTTTAACAGGATGACGTTCACGACACATAGGCCAAGTCAAATGCAAATATTCATCCTCTTTAACAGCATCCATAAAATTCTTATCTACACCTACAGAGATATTAAAATTATGGATTTTACCTTCTGTAGTTTTACAACTAATAAATTCTTCAATATCAGGAGAGTAAACTTCTAATACTCCCATATGCGCCCCATCACGTTTACCACCCTGAGTTATCATTGTTCCAACTTCAGATAACATACGTAAAACGGCAACAGGACCACAAGCTTTTCCATGAGTGGTAGTTATTGGGAAACCTTTAGGTCTAATATCAGACAAGGAAAAGCCTATTCCACCACCAAATTTTTCTATCATGGCGGCATCATAAGCGGTTTGCATTATGCTACCCATACTATCATCGAGATTTTGAACATAACAGGCACTTCCTGTACCAGCCCCTGTTCCCATGTTCATTAAAACTGGAGAGTTTGGAACAAAAATAAGGGGTGTTAATAATTCATCTTTATAAAGGTTTCCCCAATACTCTGGTTTATCCTCTGCCTTAGAAACGGCAAATGCTACTCGTGTAAATAATTCATCCGGGGTGTTTTCTTTTAGTGACCCATCACTATTCTTTAAAAAATATCTGCTTTTTAAAATTTGCATTCCATTAGCAGTTACAGGTGATTCATAGGATAAAACCAACTTCTCCATTATATAAACCTCAAATATTATTAATTCTTGTATTAACTAACTAAAAGGGGAAATTCGTCATTTCTTTGTCGGATTGGTCTGTATCACGACCAGTAGGTAACGAAAGAGAGCCAGCATAACAGGCTAAACATAACGAATTCACTGGTATCCACGCATTTGTGCTTCCGCATTCGGGACAGGACTCTTTTATAGTCTCATCATTATACTCCCCATCGAACTTGGGTTCAATAGTTTTATCGGTGGCTTTTGGAGTAAAATCATTCATATCCCCAATCAAGGTTGTGGAAGAAACTTCCTGTTCATAACAAGCTAATAACGCCATCGCTACTGAAAAGAAACTATCTCCATGACCTAGTGGTGTTTCGGGTGCTTTCAACTCATTGTTCACACACGTTATCTGTGAGCGTTGTCGTTCATCTGATATCATTTGTAATCTACCAGAATTTACATATTCTTCAAAAACTTGAGCCATTCTTCGTTTTTGTTTAAGAGTAAATGTCAGTGGATTCCATATAGGTGCTAAACCTCGTTCTTCCAACTCACCCCTAGAATTATCAACATACGCTCTATCTAAATCAAAATTTTCAGCTATTAAATTCAAATGTGCAATCTGCTCTGTATAATCCCAATTATCCATAAATTGTTGATGTATCTCAGTAATAATTTTATCTTTAATTTTAAATACAGCTAAATGAGATGGGTGACGTTTTTTACCTACGTCAAATCCAGCAAAAACAAAATCAGCATCTATCTCATGTTTCGTATATGGGTCTAACGATTCCAATTTATCATTTTCGCAACTTCCAATATCTTCATCATTCAAATAACTTTCAGTACTCAAATACGGAGTCAGCATCATTTCAGAAGCAAAAGATTTAGGTCGAATTTGCTTCTGATGTAATAATTCTGCTTCTGTATATAATTCTGGCATTAATACTTTTCTACCGGGAATAGGGTCTAAAGCTGGCAAGACTCGTGAAATAAAACGCTCATCTCCTTGCAACTTAAAAAGTAAATCTCCCGGTAACATAGGAGTACCCAATACAATTACTGGAACATTCCTATTAGGAATATATAAAGTTTCAGTATAAAACCACTCCTCAATTTTAGAGAGACTAGAAATATTCAATGGGTTTTCCGGGTCACGCATTAGGTCATCACAAATCAACGCACCATTCAAATGCATACCACGTTTAAATGAAAATAGACCACCATGCATAACTTCAGAACGTGAACCATTAACCATGTATCTAAAAGAATAATCGGCATTAGGAGAACGGTCAGTCATCCATTCCATTAACTGAGGATTACCTCTAATATGACGATTCATCTCAGATATATGATATCGAGACATTCCATCACTATAAGATAAATACAGTATAGACATGTCAGAAGGAGAATTTAAAATACGCCAAACACAAAAAGCGTACCCCAAAATAGTCGATTTCATGTGACCTCTTGGAAGTACACCTACATAATGTTTATTTTCTTCTAAAGCTCTTTGAACATCTTCACATATGACACCTACATGCCACGCATTAAAATAACTTTGATGTTCGTAACTTTGACTCCAAATGTCTCTTGTGAATTCCCAAAATGTACCAGTGTTAACTGAATGACGATTATCGAGAGCGTCTATAACTTCCTGTAAACCATCTTCAAAGGTAACTAATTTCTCAGTTTTTTTCGTATAAGTTCTAGCCATAAAAACTCTCTTAATAATTATTATTTATGTATCTTTATACTTCATTAACAACTTCCTAAAATCTCCAGCTAAACCTTTTAAAACGGCTTCATCATCAATATGATTCAAGATAATAGACATACATTCTTGAACAAATTCTAAATTGATTAAACCGCCTCTGACCTTTCTCTCCCCTTGAATACCTATATCCATCGCTCGTGTGGCTTCCATCGCATCACCAAACTGTAATGTCTGTAAAGCCTCACGACCTTTATCGGAAAGATATTTATAGCTATCTAATTGTCGCTTTTGGTCAGCTATTAACTCATCGCCCTCATCTAGCTCCGCTAATTTTTGAACAACAACGATTTGCTGTTTAGCTTTTACATCTTCCCAATCATATTTTCGCCTCCAAGCGTACAGAGTATTAGAACTAATATCTCTCCCAAACTCATCACTAATAAGTTCTGCAATTTTAGGTAGGGATTTATTCCCTTCTAAATATAGTTCTAATGCTCGTTTACGTTCTTCTTCAGTAGATGTTTGTGACCTCATAATTACCCATGAAATGCCGAACTAGGGTCAACTGGTCCCGGTATAATTCCACCGTAAGGAGTGCCGTCAGATTGAAGTAGTTTAGAAAAATCCATATGACCCTTATAACCTTTATCAGAACGAACTGTACATATAGCGTTTCTATGTATTACCTTATCTTCTATTCCATTAGTTCCAACAGTCTTTAATCTAAGACCTATATCAACCCTACCACATACCCCATGAAAAGCATCATCTTTAAAAGGTTTATGGTGTTTGCCTCTATCTACATAATGTTCATAAGGTAAACCCACATTAAACAAACATTTGTCATCGTTACAATAAACAACTTTTGCGTATCTCTTTAGAACCTCTATGCACTGGTCATCAGACTCGCACTTACATGAAACAGTACTATCTATACAACACTGTCTTGACTCCACTTTTTTCTTAGCCATTATCCACTACTCCAAAATCTTTTTGTTCATCAGACTCGTCACTCACAAAGAACTCCCTAATGGCTTCCTTGCGTCTATCTGTTCTACGAGTCATTGCCTTATGATAATCATCTGAATCATCTACCAAGAAATGTAGTTCCTGATTATCTATAAACTCATATAAACGGTCTGGATGAGTACTAAAATTCATCCATGCTTGAATATCTAAACCAAATCCCATCTGATTAACCGTAACTCGTGACGTTAACCCCAACAAATTACCAGTATCTCCGTGGAATAATCCACCACCAGAATTACCAAATATGGCAGGAGCGTTAGCCATTATATAGTTTTTCTGTTCAATAATTTCACGTAAAGATGTAATGGTTCCACTATTCCCAAATGGGTCATGTAACAAACTACAACCAGACGTTACCACATTATCAAATAAACGAATATTTTTAATTTCATCTTCGGGAATTATTGTAGCCACATAGTCCATTTTATT